TAATATATATATTTGCAGTGAGGATGCCAGTCCCTTCGTGTGAAGCTGCACGAAACCCTATACGTCGTAAGGACTATAATACATATATGTAATTAGGCGTATTGTTCGTAATGACTATCAACGCGCGGGGAATGGTTATCTAGGTCAGATAATCATTCTTTTTATGTCTAATATAGGAAATTGGTTTAAAGCAATCAGGGGTATATCTACTCCTTCCATGAAGGATACTGTAAGAGCTGTCGAGCAAGATAAGGATGGCAATTTCTGGTATCTGTCTAATTTCTTAAACTCTTCCGGCTATGCTAAATTTGATTATGATCTATCTAATGACAAGGATAAATTGGACTCTTTTCGGGTATGTACCCCATTTTCTACCGTCATAAACAAGGTTGGTTCCATGTTCGCCAACGGGCGTATTTATGTAACTGACTCCGAAGGAAATGAACAAGATGGATATAATGAGATAAGAGAATTGCTGGATAATCCTAATCCGCTTCAGACGCGTTCTGGATTTTTAAAGGAGATAGAGATGTCTCTGAAGATTTTTGGGTATTGCCCTGTTTTTACGATTCGTGCGACAAAAACATCTCTCCCCCTAGCGATGTATGTCATTCCTGCTCCTATTTTCCACATGGTTTCTTCGGGTAAATTATTCCGTCAGTATAAAATAGGAGAGATTGTATCCGCGGTTTATCTGGAGTGGAATGGGATGAGGGATAGTCTTTCTGAAGAGGATTATTTCGTTATATACGACAGTTCTGTTCGCGTATCTGGGAATGGTACGGATATAGAATTTGATTCAGTAACAGATTCTTTGTCTATTCCGATAAATAACTGGCTTGCAGCCATGTCTGCAAGCCATCAGCTGATAGTCAATGGTGGTCCAAAAGGTATTATATACTCGGATTATACAGACGATATGGGGAATATTGTAATGTCTTCTACGGAAAAAGAATCCTTGGAAACCAGATTAAAGGAGAAATACGGTATTCTTAATAAATTCCCAATCCTTACCTCGAGGATTAAATTAGGCTGGATTCCTCTCAATTATGACGCGGCTCAATTGAAACTTCACGAGGAGGATGCGCGCTGTAGTAGGAAAATATGCAATGCTATAGGTGTTGATTATAGTCTTTTTGATGAGTCAAAATATGACAATAAAAACATTGCGGAGAAATCAGCCTATCAAGGTCTTATTATCCCTGACTCTGAGAAGGTTTCTGAGGCGCTAACAAAGGCCTTGTGTGATATCGGGGTTTATATAAAGTTGGACTATACTCATATCGATTGCCTTCAGAAAGACAAGAGTGCATCCTCTTCAGCTTTTCAGAAGATGTCTTCCGCTTTGATTCAATTGGTTAAGGAGGGGCATATAACTCACGATGAGGCTCGATATGAACTGGCAAAGTTCATTGACATTGATCCTGATAACCCCAAAGGTGAATTAAAAATAAATAACTCTATTGAAAATGGATAAAGCTAATAAGTATAAGGGTAGGCTGGGGATGCAGTATAAAACATTCTCAATTAATTCAAAAGATGTCAACTATGACGGTGAAAGTCGGACGATCAGCGGGTACGCATCTGTATTTGGCAATAAAGATAAAGTAGGTGATATCCTGATAAAAGGGTGCTTCTCAAAAAGTATTCAGGACCGGGGACCGGAAAGCGCGGCAAATGACAAGATAATCATGTTGTGGATGCATGACATGGAAGAACCGATTGGGAGATTTACTGTCTTGAATGAGGATGACAAGGGTCTCTATTTTGAATCGGTAATTGATGATGTCCCGCGCGGCAACCAGGCTATAAAGCAGCTTGAGTCAGGTACATTAAATCAATTTTCCATTGGGTATCAATATGTGCATGAGAAATGCATGTATGACGCTGAGAAAGATGCGTATATTGTCAAAGAGGTCTATCTTTATGAGATATCTGTTGTTTCTATTGGGTGCAATGGAGAAACAGAATATTTAGGATTAAAATCTATAGAAGATGCTGAAAAAGCTTATGAGAAATTAAATGCCGAAATATCTGAAGTGTGCTCAGGGCTGTCCGCATCCAAGCAGCAGAAGATACAGAGAATTATATCAAAGGTAATATCACTTTCATCTTTCAAGCCGGAGAATCGAAAAGAATCATCACTTGAAGGACAGAAAGCCGATATGCACGGCAATAAGGTAAAATCAATGTTCAAAAATTTAAAATTAAAGTAAGTATGGGAAAAGAAGCGAACAAGATTGAGTTTAAAGACTACCTTGATACTAAAGAATTGTCGGAAGACGAATCTAAAGTTTTCGATGTGTTCTCTAAAGGGCTTGATGGTTATATGGAAGCCCTTTTTGAGCAGTTTATGAAAGACGAAATTGATTCTAAGTCTATGAAAGAGTCAATTGAAAATGCAACTCAGTCTATTGAAGAGTTGAAAAAAGAAGTCAAGGGATTTGCAGACAGTGAATCTATCAACGAGCGTTTGAAATCCTTTGAGGAAACTATTGTACGCATTAAGGCAGCTACTGAAAAAACAAAAGGAGGAACATATAAGTTAAAATCCATTGAAGACCAACTTCGGGAACAATTAAAAGCTTATATCACTGAAAATCAAACCGGTTGTTCTACAGTTGATTTGAAATCTGCATGTAAAGCATCTCCTGGCAATAAGCTAGAGTTGAATCTGGTAGTAAATACAAAAGATGCCGCAGTTATATCTTCTGGTTCTCTGGCTCCTCATTACGGTGTTGAGGTTGATCCGAATTTATCTGTAAATCCAAGATCTCAGACTGTAATTCGTAATTACGCAAGTGTTTCCGGGACTAATAGCAGGTCGCTTATTTATGCGGAATACGTTAGCAAGGATGGTGATGCCGCATGGGTTCCTGAAGGTGGGCTAAAGCCGTTGATGGATGCAACTCTTGCGGAAAAAACCGTTACAGCTGCCAAAGTTGCTATTGCTGCTAAATTTACAGAAGAAACTCTTTCTGACTTCCCAAGCTTTGTGAATGAGGTGCAAACAGAAATGGTGAATAAACTTGGCATAAAAGAAGAACAGGGGATCTTGACAGGATCTGGATCGTCTGGAGAAATTAAAGGGGTAGCCGCAGACATGCCAGCTTTCTCTTTGACAAACTTCTATATTGACAAGGCAAATATGTTTGATGCCCTTGTAGCGGCTTATTCTCAAATCGTTTCTACTAGCGAAATGGCTTATCGCCCTAACCTGGTATTGATGAATCCTTTGGATTACGCTTCAATGCAGTTGACGAAAGATGCTAATGGGCAGTATTTGAGACCATTCCGATACAACGATGAGTTGATCCAGGGATTAAGAGTTGAGACTACTACCGCGGTGAAACAAGGCGATTTCATCATGGGAGATTTCTCTTATTTGAACATCCGTGACTTATGGAATCTGTCAATCTCACTAGGCTGGGAAAATGACGATTTCAGAAAGAATATCGTAACGGTGCTTGCTGAAAAGAGATTGATGTGCTATATCAAGTCTCAGTATAAGACAGCTTTTGTAAAAGATAAGTTTAATACTGTAATTGAAGGTATTACAAAATCAGTTGATTAACATATGGGAAAAGAATATAACATGAATTTGACAAAGCGTTACAAGGTAACGTTTATCAAGGATGGTACAATGTATAAAACTGGAGAGGAAGTTATGGTAGGTATGCCTCTTGCCAGCAAGTTTTATGCAGAAGGGAAAATTGAAGCGACTAGCGAATTGCTAAACGATGCTAAGGCATTAGGGTGCGAAGAACTTTTCACAAAACGTAAAAAGACTAACTCATGATTATTGACGGTTCATATTTCACTGGAATGTTGAGTCTTGGCATCATTTGGGATATAGATTCAGATTCTCCGACTCGTATTGCGGAGAGGGACAACTTACAATCATATATAGACCGATATGAAAGACAATATCTTCAGCTTGTTCTGGGTGAGGATATGAGCCGTCAATTCTGGGATTACCTTTCTTCTCATTCCGCCGAAGATAAAATCGAAAAATGGGATACCCTTAAAGAGAAGCTTTCTGAAAAGGGGTATAGTCCGCTTGCTAACTATGTATATTTTCATTATGTTAGAAGATGCGGAGTAAAGCAGACTCCGACAGGGACCGTATATGGTTCAACGGAGGATCGCGCTAATCCGAATAATCTCCTTGTGTCAGCATGGAATGACATGGTAGAGATGAATGAGTCTTTATTCCGTTATCTGTGTGGTAATAAAGGTTATGATGGTTTTGAGTTTGACAAGAGTATGTTGGAAGAAATAAACACAATGGGTATATGAAGTCAATCAATAATATATTCAGAGATATAGTCTCTTCCACATCCGGGGTTTATGGCAAGAATATTTCCTATATGTTTGGTGATTGGGATTATATTGCCGGTATACTTACCGAATGGGCTGAATCGCCTAAAATGAGTAAATTAAGATTTCCTATTATCTGTCTTTATTCTCCATATACCGAGGATCGTACAGGAAAGGATCGTACAACGACTCTTGAACTGGCTATCATGGTAGACACCTTAAAGGATTATACGAATGAAGAACGGGAAAAGGTCTCCTTCGAAGGGGCGCTTCGTCCTATTTATGATGCGTTTATTAAAAGTATCGATAAGTCTCCTGACCTGGTGCATGAGTATAATAATAGCATTCCTCATTACTACGAAGAGAATTATCGCTACGGAAGAAAAGGGGTAGAGGCTAATGGTAAACCATTCAGAGATTTTATTGATGTAATAGAAATAAAAGATTTAAGAATAACAATCAAAAATATTAAATGTTATGGCGACAGAATTTAGAGAATGCGCCGGTGTTGCTCAGTTTAATACCGGTACTTCAAAATGTATACTTGATCCGGGAAAGGTAAAAGCCATCATCTTGGCAATGCACGGATATAAACTTCCTAAGAATGTAACCGCTGAGGCGTTGCAGGCTGCGTGTCACGATGACAGACCGGCTCGTATCTTTCCGATCAAGACGATTGTTGAATATGCTCCGTCTGGTGGAGAGGCCAACAAAGGTGCTACAGGATATGGGCCTAACAAGGTTACATCCTACTCAGCGAAAGATGACGTATGGACGCTGGAGGATTTCGATTCAAGTCTGAAGGCTAATATCATGGCCGCAAAAGGAGTTGCTTTTGATGCCTATTTCGTGGACGAGAATAACGTTGTGTATGGAATGAATGATGGCACCGAGGAGATGGCGGGAATTCCCTTGTCCGGAGTTTATCCGGGCGGTCAGGACTGGGATTCTTCCGGAACGGAGGCAAACCTGACTATCGGTACAATGTTCAAGGACTATGAAAAGTACGTGAAGAACGCCGATTACCGGGTGTATAAGTTTGACGTAGTAGAAGCTTTGACAGGGCTTGTTTATGTCGAATTGGTAAAAATAGATTCCGGAGAAAACAATTATAAGCTGAAAGAACATTTCGGTAATCTTGATGTCACATCTTTCTTTGGGCCGGCATTAAGCGAAGGTGCTTCTACTTGCTTTAATGGTGCAACTGCCGTTACTTATGCAAATGGTGTTCTTACGATAACTGCTTCGGGTGCGGTTTCCCTGAAATCTCCGAAGATTCTTCAGGAAAATGGTGTTGTCGGCATTGAACAGTGGGTAGAATGAAAGTAGAAGGAGTTAACTTTGTCGATGAAGAAGTTAAGAAAATGAAGAAAAAAGAATTCATCAATAAACATAAGACTTCTTTCTTTCTTGATAGAACAGAAACTGAAAGAGAAAATATCCTCTCTGATATATATGACAGGATTGTTGGTGTCAGATCTCCTTTAGGGGATATTTAAATTTTTTGTTCATAACTCGGGGAGGTGAAATGCCTCCCTTTTTATTCTATGGGTACAATAAAGGATTTAGTTGATGGTTTTGCGATCCTCGTGGATGGCTTCGACGGAATGCTCCGTAAAACGATGGAGGAGAGCCGTGGTGATGTGTATGACCTCGTCATTGATCAGTTGTATTCCGGTGTAAACGGAAGAGATAAGCCGCTTCGTCCTACCTATTTGTATGATCCGTGGTTCAAGGGTGATGAGGCTGGTGGATGGAAAAACAACGGCAGGGGCTATGCGATGTGGAAAAAAGAGGAGCATCCTCCTACGCCTTCTTTCCAAGGTTATCCTCCCAGGGATATTTATACACCTAACTTGATTATTACCGGTGAATTCTATAGTTCGATTCGCGTGAATGTTTCATCTGAGGGGTTGAAGATCGGGAGTGATACTACAATGGGTAAAGATATAGAGAGAAAATATGGAAGTATTATCTTCGGTCTCGGTCAAAGATCCAGAAGTTATTTTGTTGAGTACGTCCTAAGTCCTGCGTTAAAAGAATACTTCTCAAGATTTGGTGTATTATGAGTTGTTGGTGTCAAGGTAATAAACGGCTTGCTTCTATAGAGAAAATGCGGGAAATCGCAAGAAAGGCTGCTAAAATGGAGAAATCTGTGTTTGTCCTAATAGAAAAGCCGGATGGTACATATTATTTTGTCAAAGATGGAGAGGATTATACCGGCACCTTTATTGAGTACGTATATCCATAATACGACAAAAAGAACAGTTTTTGCATCATGTGGTCAGAAAAATCACGGGGATTATACAAAAATAAGAGGAAATATAGAGCAAATATATGCTGTTACAAAAAATAAAATAATTGTTTGTCGAATAGCAAAAACTTATTATATTTGCAGTGCGATGCAGCTTGGGGGAGCGCAGATAAGATATTAAGTATTTCCATAGAGTTGGGAATATATGAACGGTGCCGAAAGATCCTCAAGCGTTCGGCGCTGTTTTTTTTGTATTCCCGTGTGTGAAAGGGCACACTGCGAAAATTGTATGAATGATATTCAGGTTTTCAATGATGACTTGGCATCAATCGCCTTAAAAGCAAAAGAAACAAACGAAGTCCATGTTTATGAGCATCCTTTATTTGGCAAGATTCGTATGTTTGTTCAAAACGGTAAGACTTGGTTTTGCGGAACAGACATTGCAACATCTTTAGGGTACTCTAATCCTCGTGATGCGATAGTAAGACACTGTAAGTCACAGGGCGTCGTGATTCACGACACCCCCACAAATAGCGGAGTCCAGCCAATGAAATTCATCAGCGAAGGTAACGTCTACCGTCTGACAGCAAAAAGCCAAATGCCGAAAGCCGATGAATTTGAAAGTTGGATATTTGATGATATTGTTCCTTCTGTGATGCAGACCGGAAGTTACTCCGTCAAGCCATCATTGCCTAAAACTTACCTTGAAGCTCTCAAAGAACTGGTTGTAGTTGTCGAAGAGAAAGAGCGTTTAGCATTAGAAAATACGACTATGAAACCCAAGGCGGATTATTTCGACAGGCTGGTAGATAGAAAGCTGCTGACTAATCTGCGCGATACGGCAAAAGAGTTAAAAATACCTCAAAATAAATTCATCTCCTTGCTGTTAGAGAACAAATATGTCTATCGTGATACAAAGCGTAGATTGAAGCCTTATGCTGATCATACTCCATCTTTGTTTGAATTAAAAGATTACGAGCATAATGGACATACCGGAACGCAGTTGCTTATTACTCCAAAAGGGAAAGAGACATTTCGGTTGATGTTTAGCGCATAAGAATTGTACAAATTAAAATGGAGAAATAATTATGGGAAAATTTCCATTCTATGAGCTGTTGCATAAAATAGACGATGATAGTAATTTAGCGCGTTGTTTTAACGAAGCATTGAGAAAGCTGGATATTGTAAGGATGATTACATCTCCGTCTACATTTGAAAGAATGTCAGAGGATGCAGATCAACATTGTATTGATTTGTTTTATGAATCTTGTTTGTGGGAAATGTATTTGCATGGAGTCATATCAAAACTACATGGCTGGCAGGCTGCTATAGATAAATATTTAAAGGAATTTGAGGGCAGTTGGAAGTATTATGCCTCATATAAGCGAATAGAATCAATCAAAGAATACGGCGGGGAGGATGAGGATTATGACGACAATGGCAATATCCGGATAGTGAATCTTTCCAATAAAGATCTGGAACACTATACGATTATCGGTGATTTGATTCAGAATGACTGGCGGGATATTGTGCAAGAGACAAAGCCAGAGCACCTGGACGGGTTGCTAGCGGCCCTTCAGACTCAGGGTGAGATGTCTATAACTGATATTGTCGCAAAGATAACAGGTCAGGAGATTCCTGTGTACAGAGAAGATGAAAAAGGTAAGATGGTTGAAATGTCTTTTGCTGATAAAGCTCTTTTGAAAGTTTCTAATAAAAGTAATGCGGAAGAATTGGCTATTGTCATATTGTTTGCTTGTATTAGCATTCAGTCGATAATCGAAGAGTTGAAGTCTCTTGATAAATTCAAAGATAATAACGGAAGGCTTATGTCTGTCTACAGGGATGTAGGATGTCTATTATCTATGAATTTTAAAGAAATGAGGGTGGTTGATAGTTTTTCTCAGAAGAAGTAGGTTTAATTAATAAAAAGGGTAGCCACAAAGCTACCCTTCCCTGTCGATTGGCGTCAACTTCAGTGCCGGACCGAAATCCCCGACCTATTATGTATGATTAATCCCGACCTTCCTCTCATTTCTCATTCGCTGGCTGTCGGACATACATATCCGGCACCACGAAGTTTTCAAATGATAGCTCTTACCGTTCCGATATACTGTCCGGTTATAAAACCGGTGCAACGGAAGGGTTTTCCCGCAATGGGTACATAGTTTTAGTTCTACTCCGTCTGTTATAACTCGGTTCCTGGGCTTTCGCTTCACTAAATTACAGGATGCACATTCCTTTTCGCCGTATCTTCGACAATAGGCTATAGACCGTTCGCCGCATTTGGCAAAATGAGTGCAATCTGGTCGGGGTGATGTTTGATGTATATTCATAATCGTATTTAATTTGCTTTAATTAACTCGCATCCGGTTTTCTCCTTTGCGCGTTCTAAGAATATTCTTGTATTCTCATTCTCGACTACTACCCATATCCCTGTACATCCTGTTGTCTTGGGCCTCTGGAATAGCAGGTCGCAAGGCTGTCCATAATATACCCACAGAAATGTAAGCTCTGATAGGTACATATTGTCTATCTTGATGATATATTTAGCGGGTATATCCATATTTTTTATATTTAGGAGGATTCCTCCTCGGTGAATACATTAGTTGTATTGACTGCTCCTGTAGAGTCTCTTTTCGTAAAGACTCCATCAAAAGTCAGCGCTTTATAGTTAGCTTCCGTGGTCCAGAATACGCATGTTCTTCCATTTATGCATATATTGCACCTTACCAGGTTATCATAGATCCTTATGCACTCTGTCGATTCCTTTCCTACGACCTTTATCTGAATCTTTCTTTTCGTTTTCATTATTTGTACATCGTTATTGAAACAGTTTTATTATATTCCCATTATTCTCCTTCCTGCTTCTGAATAGCTGTAGAAAGAATTTCTGCCCATAAGGGGTAATCACGGTTATTCGATTGAACCCCACCTGTCCATCGGTAATATAAGGCCTCTCCGCGATTCTCATTACTCCTTTGTCTATAGCCTTCTGTGAAGGAAGATTCCGTCGTATTCCCCTTTGCAACAGATATCCGTTATATCTTAAGTACCCATATAGTGCGTTCTGCCCTTTATGGAACAGCCCGTTCTGCTTCAGTATATTCGCCATCTCTGCAACGGATATGCAAGTTGAGGCTTGCATGATACAGTCTGCGAATTGTACTTTTGGCCGGTTCCGTTCGTTCTCGGAGACAAGTTTCTTTTTCTCTAAATTCAACTGTTCAATCTCTCTTGCTTGATTGGCAGCCAAAAGAAGAGCTTCAGAATACGTCTGTGGAATGAGATATATCGGTGTATCTGCTACTTTATGAAATACCTGTCGGTATACTTCGAATACGGGTCGGACTTTGCGTGCGATGAAGTATTCGAGGCATGGAATGGTTAGAAGATAATCAATCTTTGGATTAGGGTTAAATGGCTGATTTTCAGGCGCAGCATTTTGGCGTATCGGGCAATAATCTTCATTGCTTATAAAATCACGCTTTAATGCTCTTACTGCATCAGTTCTGTTTTCATACACCAACATCCACACTTCATCCAAATTAACCGGATATTTCTCGCTTGCTTTCGCTAAACCTAAGATAGCCTTAAAATACGCTTTAATCTCTTCGTTTGAACTGGACTTTGTTAATGGTTTCATAATTGCATACTTAGTTTTTATGATACTCTCCTGTTTTCTTCTTGTTCTCATATAATACCTTCAGATCAAATTCAATCTTTTGAGCAGCCATATATGATGCGTTTGAGATTGCATTATCTATGTTGGTCATAAAGTCTTCCGTAACATTTTTAGAGGCAATGTCTCCTTCGTACTTTATCTGCGTATAAACTTCATTGAACAGGTTTTTAGCATCATATAGACTCTCTAAAATAGTCTGCATTCTTGTATCAACAATTATTGATAACGCCTCTCTAGGAGTAGATACCAGCATCCCCGGTGTTACTTGTTCTTTCTTCATTTTGATAGTT